CTGTATGGATCAAAACCACAGCACCAAACAGCGGTTCGAGATGGCTTGTCAAGCGTTGGAACAGCGCTACACAGTTATGGATTTCATATTCAGCACCATTATATGCGACTACGCATGCTGCGATCTACGGTCTAGATCGCAGCGGCGGTGGAGTTGGTATAGATCAAGAAGAACTGTTTGTTCAGACCAACGCCAGCGAAAACAGTGGTAATGACAGCACACCCGAAACTGTAGAATATAGAATCTGGAGACGCAGCGGACAAGGTGCGACAACGATCGAATCCGTAGAAATCGTTCCAGCAACGTTCGGCACAGTTACCGGTAATAATTTTGTGTTAAAACAGAGCCATCCGGGCTACGAAGATCTAATTTCTACTACGGTAACTTTCAATTCTGCCAGTGACGCAGAAGAAGATGCACAGGCATTTGCAGCGGCTATAAATGCTGCAAATTTTGGATTCGATAACACAGATCCTACTAATCCTATCGCTTATACTAACTATGTAACTGCTGAGGTTACCGCAACTAATACGGTGAAGATTAGCCACGTCGCAGGCGGCGATATGAGATTCGTTCTCGGAGGAGTAGGCACGGTGATCGAATCGGCATTTACCGCCTACGACATAGAAGACCAAGACGGTACCGTTAATCTGTACGCATCCGACAACGGAACAGAGTTGATAGCTACGCTGTGGAAACCATTAGCCACAGAGAATTTTGCTGCACAGGGAGATCAACCTCTAGCAGAAGCAGCAGATGGCCAACTATGGTATACTCCTAACTTCTCCGAAGTTGATATCATGGTACATAACGGATCTACTTGGGTCGGATATAAAAACACATATTCTTTATATACAGGAACAGATCCAGAAGGTCCTATCGTGAGCGCCAGCGAGCCGACTGCACAGAGCGACGGAACGGCTCTAGTTGATAACGACCTATGGATCAGCACCGCTGATCTAGAAAATTTTCCGACTATCTATAGATACACCAACGCAGGAACTACCAGTGCTGCTTGGTCTTTGCTGGACAAGACCGATCAAACCACAGAAGATGGTATCCTGTTCGCCGACGCGAGATGGAACACAGACGGCGGATCGGGCGAAGCCACTATCATTGAACTGCTGACCAGCAACTTCTTAGATCCAGATGCTCCAGATCCAGCACTATATCCTAAAGGAATGCTGTTATGGAATCTGCGCAGAAGCGGAGGTAACGTCAAGCGTTATCAAAACAACTACATCAATATCGCAGAAAACAATCCAAGATTCCAGACATCTAGAGCAGCACTAGGACTCGATCCGATACTAGGTGATCAGATGACCACGTATTGGACTGACCGTTGGACCACAGCATCGCCTAACAACGAAGACGGGTCCGGTTCGTTTGGTCGCAAAGCTCAGCGTGCTCTAGTACAACAGAAATTAAAAAGCTGTATCGATACCAGTTCAGAGATACGAGATGAAGAACGTAGAAACTTCAATTTGATCGCTTGCCCAGGATATCCAGAAACACTGAGCAATTTGATCAACTTGAATCTAGACAGAGGGTTGACAGCATTCGTGCTCGGCGACACACCATTGCGTTTACCCGCAGATGCTACCAGCCTAACAGCCTGGGGTACCAATGCTAACGGCGCACTAGATAACGGTGACACAGGTATCGTTAGTTACGACGAATACTGTGCTGTATATTATCCAAACGGATTTACCACAGACTTAAGCGGTGCTAACGCAGTCGTTCCGGCCACACACATGATGCTGAGAACTATCGCACTGAGCGATCAAGTTTCTTATCCTTGGTTTGCGCCAGCAGGCACAAGACGAGGCGGCATCACAAATGCAACAGCAGTTGGTTTTATAGATGCTGATACAGGAGAATTCCAAAGCGTGGCACTAAATGAAGGCCAGCGCGATACATTGTACGAACTAAAAGTCAATCCAATTCCGTTCTTTGTAGGAGTGGGTCTCGTAGCATACGGTCAAAAGACTCGTGCTAGAAACGCCAGCGCTCTAGATAGAATTAATGTGGCACGCCTAGTGGTATATCTACGCAGCCAACTACAAAAATTGGCTCGTCCGTATATCTTCGAACCTAACGATAAGATTACCAGAGACGAGATCAAAGGTGCTGTAGAAAGCCTGTTGTTAGAATTGGTTGGCTTGAGAGCGCTCTACGACTTTGCCGTGGTCTGCGATGAATCCAATAACACGCCGTCTAGGATTGATCGTAACGAACTTTATGTTGATATTGCGATTGAACCAGTAAAGGCAGTTGAGTTTATCTACATTCCATTGCGTGTCAAGAACACAGGAGAGATTTAAAAATGGCACTAACATCCTTAAATAGAATTTCAGTTCCAACCAGTAACGGCAACAGCGGCACCGCGCTGCTAATGCCTAAACTACAGTATCGCTTTAGGGTGATACTGCTAGGATTCGGTGTTGAGGCCAGCACAGAGTTAACCAAACAGGTCAGCGATGTAAAACGTCCGACTGTGACCTTTGAAGAAATGGAGATTCCGATCTATAACTCCAAGGTTAAACTGGCCGGTAAACCGAGCTGGGATGACGTGACCATCAACTTGCGTGACGATGCCAACGGTCAAGTACAGAAATTAGTTGGTCAACAGATCCAGAAACAGTTTGATTTCATGGAACAGGCCTCTGCGAGATCAGGTATTGATTATAAATTCCAAGCCAATATCGAAATGATGGATGGAGGAAACGGTAATCTCGAGCCAAACATCCTAGAAAAATGGGAACTGTATGGCTGTTTCTTATCTAGTGTAGATTACGGTGAGGCAAACTACGCCAATAATGAGCCCATGACAGTGGCTCTCACGGTCAAATACGATAATGCCGTGCAATTCGCGGGGGCCAGCGGCACGGGAGTCGAACGAGGTATTGGTGCTCTAATAGGAAGAACGCTCGGCGAAGCAGTAACAGGACGAAGCGGCGCACAGTAAAAGACAACAAGGCTGACAAAGAACCCAGATTTTTCTGGGTTTTTTTGTGGCATAAATATCTGTATGGCAAATAAATTTACAAGATTTTTAACTGGCCAAGGCGGTAGCAGCTCTGTGGGCAGATTTTTAAGCGGAGTTGCAGGCGGACTAACGAATCCTAAAGGAGGACTTGCCGACTGGCGACATGCATCTAGACTGTTTTTAGATAACAGTTATAGATTGACACCTCGTACGAAATTCCTTTATTACGTGCGATTTGAAATAGATAAGTCTATATTGTCATCCCCGATATTTTCTAATAAACATGCAGATGAAATAGGATATCTGATCAAGACTACAGATCTTCCAAAATTTAAATTTGAAACCGTCACAAAAAATCAATACAATAGAAAAAAAATCTTTTATAAAAATTTTACATATGAAGGTATAAACATGACCTTCCATGATGATAGTGCCGGTGTAATCAATGCCTTGTGGGCATTGTATATGGGTGCTTATGTCCAAGATCGGCATAATCCAGAAAGAGCGTTTTTTAAGACGGCCCTGCGGCCAGAAGGATCCGTGGTCGACAGTTATAGATATGGTCTAGATCGAGCAGGAAGGTCTACTGATTTTTTCACATCTATCAGCATCTATACTATGAGTCGCAGGAGATTTCTCGGATATACCCTGATCAATCCTAAAGTTACTAATTGGGGTCATGGTAGCATGGATTATACAGCAAATGATTTCAATGAAACCTCCATGAGCATAGAATATGAATCAGTTATCTACAGCAGTGGAAATGTTTCTAGAAACAATCCCAAAGGATTTGCAAATCTTTATTACGATAATGTTCCAAGTCCGCTTACAGTCGCAGGCGGTGGGGTATCGACTCTATTAGGCGAAGGTGGAGTATTAGATGGCCTAGAACAGGTATTCGGAGATGTTGCCGGCGGTTCTGCGTTCGGGTCAGTCGGAGGATTTTTAGGTACTGCTATCAAGGCCATTAATACCGCGAAGAATTTTAAAAGCCTTAGCAAAGAAGGATTGAAACAAGAGGCTATCAATATCTTAAGTAATCCTGCTACGGTAAGAGGAACCATCAATACAGTAGGCGGTATCGTAGGTGCGGCGTTTCCAAAAAATTCAGGCACTGCCACCGGTACAACTGCCACACAAAAGAGATTGGTTAACCCCGCAGATGATCGATAACCTATACGGAGACTAGGATGGCCTTAACTAATTTGCCCTTCAAGCGTGACGAGGACAGTGCTGCTGCTACCAAAGCGTTTTTCAACACCTACGGTAATCTAGAGTTAGAATTCACGGCCAACGAAGTTTCGGCAGCCATAGGATTTTTCCAAAGTCGCGGGTTCAACGATGATGCCAGCATCGTCACTGCTCAGGTACTGCTACGACAGGCTAAAATAGACGGAGTTCCAGTATTTAAATTAATAGATACTTTGAAAACATTCAATGGTGTTCAGATCAGCGCCATCGTGGCAGAAATATTAAACAATAATAGAAGCGCGACCAGTGTGCTTGGCTACAAGATAACTTCAGTCGAAAAACAAAATCAAACTAGGAATATCTTTGCCTAATGGTTAAATTTGCGCAGGGACGTTTTGAAATGAAAAATCCCGACAAGTATGTGGGAAAGAAAACTCCATTGGCTAGATCTAGTTGGGAATTTGTTTTCATGCGTATGTTAGACGAACATCCAGGAGTAGAAAACTGGGCGTCGGAAAGCATACAGATACCTTACAGAGATCCTCTAACTGGAAAATATACTATCTATGTGCCAGATTTTTTTATCGTTTACAAAGACAAAGGCGGAAAAAAACATGCAGAAGTTGTCGAGGTAAAACCCAGCAATCAGATGATCTTGGAAAAAGTCGGTAAGAGTCTGTATAATCAAGAACAGTATGTGAAAAATATAGCGAAATGGGAAGCCGCTAGCAAATGGTGCCAGCAGCAGAATGTTAGATTCCGGATCATCAACGAAGACGACATTTTCCATCAAGGCGGAAAACGTAGATAAGTACACTATGACCAAAAAACTAGAAGAATTATTGAATCTCGAACGATCTGCAGTCAACAAAGAAGATCCGCTGAAGCCTGTCAAAGAACATCAGGAAGTACGCAGCCTAGATGACAGTTATCAGGCTGTGGCAGAAATAACCAAAGGTCTTCCTCAGATCAAAGAACTAGACGAACTGGACGATAAAGAACTAGATAATCTAGCCAGCAAAGCAGAACAGGCCTATGACGACCTAATGGATCTAGGCATGAATGTGGAAGTACGATATAGCGGCCGTATTTTTGAGGTCGCTGGCTCGATGCTTAAAAACGCCATAGATGCCAAGAGCGCTAAGATCGAGAAAAAACTAAAAGCAGTAGATTTACAGTTGAAAAAATATAAGATAGATAAAGATTCCAATGAAGATCTTAACGATGTGATCAACGGGCAAGGTTACATCATCACCGACCGGAATGAACTGTTGAAAAAACTAGGCAACAAGGAATAAATACATATATGAAAAGTTTCAAACAATATCTTACCGAAAACCAAAAAGTCTACAGTTTCAAAGTCAAAGTTGCTGGTGATCTCCCTGAGAAATTCCAGGAAGGTCTAAAGACTAGGCTGGATCGCTGCAAAGTTCTGACCATAGAAAAGATCACGACTACTCCTATACAAAAATTACCATTAGATTTTCCAAATATGGAAAACAAAGAAGTGCATATTTTCGAAGTTGTTTGCGAATATCCAGTGACCGCTCCTGAAATTTCTCAAGATATTAAAAATATGGGCATCGAAGAAGGTTGTTTCCGTGTGAGAGGCAGCGGGGAACCTACAGAAGAAGATCAAGCCATGTTGGACAGTGAGATCAACAAAGAAGCATTGCTCAGCGAAACTGATTTAGATAAAAATTCAGGTAAGATCAAACACAAGGATTATTTTGGTGCTGATTTTAATAAATCATTTTTGAAAGATCTAGAAAAATCAGCCAAGGCTCGTAAGAAAGATCAGGGACAGGTCGAATACAAACTGCCCAAGGCCAAGATCGATAAAGCAGGTACAAAAAGCCCAATGGGGAGTTAAATATGAATTTTCATGAATTATTAGCCAAGATGCAACAGTTAGATCAGCCTGCATCTACAGTAGAACAAATAACGGACGAGATGGGCTGCGGATCTCCTATGCCGCCGGCAAACGATCCTCCCGTGGCTCCGCCTAGCATGAGCATCAATCTAAATGCGCAGGGCATGGATAACATCGAAGATCTAATGAAATTGGTCACGAAGGTCAATCCGGACATGGATAAACCTCCGATGCCGCCATTGCCTTCGATTAGTGTTGGTCCTATGGATAAACCAACCGATATGCCGCCGATGGGGATGTCACCTCTTAAATTAGGTAACCTAGATTCGGGACCGTTAAAAATGCTACCAGACATGGATGCTGATAACGACGACAAGCCCGGTGGAGAAAAAGATAAGGGCTCACAACCAGGAGGTTTAGGGGCTAGTCTAGATCGAGACAATGACGGCGATCATGATATGGACGATCATGATATGGAAAAGAAAGATAAGGAAGAAGGCAATGCCTATGGATTGGCTGTTAAAAATACCCCTCCTGGTGAAGAAATTAAAATCAATGGAAAAGGTACAGGAGATATTAAAAAAGGTGAAAAGGAAGAAGCATTTGGTAACTCACCGATTGGTGGTGCAGAACCGGAGTATAAGGGCATGGATGCTGCTGTCCCCGATGGCACTGATCTAAATAGACCCAAGAAAAGTTTCAGCGGTAAACCATATCGCGGTGACAATCCTATGGCTGCCGGTGCATATGAAAGCACTGATTTACGTGCCCAGATCCGTACGGAACTACAGCGTAGATTAAACGAAGCGAAAAAATCCTAGGAAAGATTTTATAGTCGATAGCAACCAAATAGGCTCTCCGGAGCCTATTTTTTCCAGTAAATAACTGTATGGGAAAATCATTAGACGGCGTATTGGTCAAAAAGGCCTTCGCCAAGCAAAAATATACACTAGAAGAAGTCAAACATCTAGAAGCCTGTTTAGATCCAGTAACAGGTCCTCTCTACTTCTGTAGGAATTTCCTAAAGATACAGCATCCAGTGCGTGGTGCTATCGCATTTGATCCCTACGAATACCAGGTTAATCTAATCAATGCCTATCAAGAACACAAGCAAACCATAGCGATGTTACCAAGGCAGTCAGGAAAGACGACCTGCGCTACCGGATATCTCCTCTGGTATACTATGTTCGTTCCTGAATGCCAAGTGTTGATCGCTGCGCACAAATATGACGGTGCACAGGACATCATGAATCGTTATCGTTATGGTTATGAAAATCTGCCTGACTTTATACGAGCCGGAGTGCATAGTTATAATCGTAATACCATTGAATACGATAATGGCAGTCGCATACAAGCGACTACCACAACAGAAACCACAGGACGCGGTAAAAGTCTTTCACTGATCTACTGCGACGAGTTCGCGTTCGTGCAGCCCCCAGAAAAAGCCAAAGAATTTTGGACCGCACTATCACCTACTCTGTCCACTGGTGGTAAATGTATCATCACTTCTACACCTAACTCGGACGAAGATCAGTTCGCACTAATCTGGACTGAAGCCAACAATCGATTCGACGAATACGGCAATGAACAGCGAGTAGGAGTCAATGGTTTTTTCAGTTATTATGCACACTGGAGTGAGCACCCCGACCGTGATGAAGAATGGGCTCGTGTAGAACGTGCTAAAATCGGAGAGGAGCGTTTCCGTCGAGAATTTGATTGCGAATTCTTAATATTTGACGAGACTTTGATTAATTCTGTAAAATTGGCAGAACTCAAAGGAGACGACCCCACGATGACCATGGGACAAACTCGTTGGTACAAAGACATAGATCCTCGTTGCACCTACCTAGTGGCATTAGATCCCAGTCTCGGAACTGGGGGAGATTATTCGGCCATCCAGGTCTTTGAATTGCCCGCGATGGAACAGATAGCAGAATGGCATCATAATCTAACTCCTGTGCAATCACAGGCTAAACATCTCAAAGAAATCTGCAATTATATCGCTACACGAGGAAAAGAACGAGGTGGAAATCCTCAGATCTATTATTCGGTAGAAAATAACACAGTAGGAGAAAGCGCTCTTATCTGCATCAATAATATAGGGGAAGAAAATTTCGCTGGACTGTTTCTCAGCGAGCCTATACGCAAAGGCCATTTCCGTAAATTCCGCAAAGGATTTAATACCACGCACAAAACGAAAATCGCTGCCTGCAGCCAATTCAAACATATGGTAGAAACCAGCAAGATGCGCATACACAGCAAACCCTTGATTAGCGAACTAAAAAATTATGTGGCGCACGGTATAGGGTTTGGGGCCAAGACTGGGGAGAACGACGATCTCGTGTCCAGCACACTGCTGATATTGCGCATGGCTGCGATCTTGGCCGACTGGGATCCAAAAATCTACGAAAAAATGACTGATAAAATCTCTGAAGATCAGATGCCTATGCCTATTTTCGTCAGCACAGGTTTTTGATAAATACTCTTATGAATGCTACAAATAACATAGCCACAGATCTTTTCTACAAGGTCCGTAGCCGTTTCCGCGGGTTGAAACTTGGAGACGAGACAGGACAGTTAACCATCAATCCAGAACAAGCGAGATTCTTCGATTTTGATTACATGGAGGGTGAAACGCCTATAGGTCATGTCAGTATTAGTCTCGCAGAAGAAAATTCCATGAAAGTTTATTTCAGCACCGGAATCACGGAAAGCATGGACGGTAAGCAAAAAGATCATTGGTATGACTTTTTAAAAGAATTGCGCACATTTGCCAAACGTAGATTGATGGCGTTTGATACCAGGGATATCGCCAAAGATAATCTAGATAAAAGAGATTACGAATTCCTGAGCCAACACAACAAACCCAAAGAACAACCAAATACTATCGTACAGCCGGTCGGAGAACAAGTTATGAACGAAAGCACACTATATGGTACCAAAACCATGAGTTACCAGAAGTTGATGGACACACGCCTCATCATCAAACACAGCCAAGCGGTAATGGACGACACACAGCCAGGCGCTAGGACACGTCATATATCTGCGCTGTTCGTAGAAAACCAAGACGGCGAAAGATTTAAATATCCGTTCATACATCTAGCAGGCGCACGAGCTATGCAGCGCCATGTGGCCAATGGTGGATTGCCCTACGATGATCTAGGTAAGAGTATCATCCAAATGAGCGAAGAAATCGCACAACTCAAGAGTTTTGGAAATTATGTTGTCCGAAATGATCTGATGAATTCAGATACCAATGGTATAGTAGAACGCAGTACACAGGCCCTAAACGACCTAAGAGAAACCATACAAAAAATAGCCAAACAAGGCCACTACGAAGCATACAAAGAAAGTTTCCAGGCCAGAGAACAAATAGAGGTTCCACAAGAAGTCGCAGAAGAATATACAGAAAAGTTCACTGTCAAAAATTTCAAAGAAGATATTAAATCAGTATTTCCTGTGATCTATCGATTGATGCAGGAAGAAAGTTCGATAGGCTATGACGACATAGTCGCGATGACACAAGAAGACATGGTCAATGACGAAGTAGATGTAGTCGAAAATGATGAAGGTAATTATTTCGATAAATTTGAAAGTTGGGTGATGGGGTTAGGCGAAGAATCCGCCATAACCTCATCCGACCAAGAAGAACAGACACAGGCAATAAAAGAACTACAAGAACTGGTAGGCGAACATTTTCCTGCAGGAGTAGACGGTTCTAACGCTATCGAAAGTCTCAAAGGCATCATAGAAGATCCCAAATTGTATAAAGAAATCAAAGATCAGGCCAAGGAAGATCCCGACAGTTGCGTAAGACCGTTAATTAAAAATTGGCTAGAACAGAACGCACCCGAGATAGTAGATCAATTGGACTTCGGCGATATGGTCGATGAGCCGGCAGCAGACCAAGGAGGTGACCAAACTGCACCGGAAGAAGAACCACAGATGGCCGGGGACGATCCCGACAAGAGAAACGACGACAAGGACGACCTACCGTTTGTACCCGATGAAAATCCTTCGGACAAAGACGAGTTCGGGAACACGATCAAACACAGGGCGAGACATCTAGCCAAGAAAGGCATGCGACAGGCCATGGACGTACAAGGACTGGCAGAATTTATCGGTTCATTTTATGATCGCAACACAGGCACATTCCCCAAAGGTCCAGAAGGTGTTGTAGTAATGGTAGGCAAGAAGTTTGGCGAAGAAGCCGAACAGGTGGCTCGCAAATTTGTTGAAAGAATGGCTCCACATCAGGAAGCGGGTGCAGAAGAATTAGCAGAACTAGGCCGTATGAGAGAGTTAGCAGGTGTGCAACAAGAAGGAGATCGTATTAGAGATATCAGTCCAGAAGACGACGAGGACGATGAAGAACCTGCAGAACGACATTATGCTTTTGATTTGGGCAATAGACTATTCGCAGAGAATCCAAATCTCAGCGTGAAACGCGGAGGAGATGAAGTGGTCGATGCAGCCTATGAGATCATGGTCAAAGAATTAGGCAAGAAGAGAGCCGACTATATTCTAAGATATGATGAAGATTTTGTCGGAGATTTACTTGATATGTATTCTCGAGCACAGCATAGCAGTAAGTCAAAAGGAGAAGCAGTTGAACCTATCCCTGAATTGGAAGACATCCGCAGATTATCAGGCATAGCACAAGGCCTAGGCTACTAAGCTACGAAAAGAAAGGTTCTCCGGAACCTTTTCTTTTGGCCATTTTTCCAAACCACTTTTCATCTTAGAATATTTCCAGCGCAATATATAAATTAGCAGAAACATTCTGCTTTCATTTTAAATGGAGATTTTCATATGAAATCAGTCGTCGCATTAACCGCTGCTCTTTTCGCAGCGACCACAGCATTTGCACAGGCACCTGCTAAGAAAGAAGAAGCAAAGCCAGCAGCCGCAGCACCTGCAGCCAAACCTGCCGATGCCAAAGCAGCACCTGCTCCTGCTAAAAAGGACGAGAAGAAAGAAGCAGCCAAGAAGTAATATGAGCGATCGAAAGGGCTCTATCTGGAGCCTTTTCTTTTGGCAAAAATTTCTCAAAAAGATCTTGACCTTGCTAAATAAACTACGCATAATATGTTTTATGCGCAAGGCATACATTTTAAGGCAAATTACAAAGGAGGCAATTTAAAATGGCTACATTAGCAGAGATCCGTGCTAAACTTCAAGAAGCACAAAACAAAACCACAGGCAACTCCACAGGCGGTGGAGACAACGCGATTTACCCCCACTGGAACATGCAGGAAGGCAAAGAAGCAGTCGTGCGTTTCTTACCTGACGGCAACACCAACAACACATTCTTCTGGGTAGAACGTGCGATGATCAAACTGCCGTTCGCAGGTGTCAAAGGAGAAACAGACAGCCGTGCGGTACAGGTACAGGTCCCCTGTGTGGAAATGTACAATGATGGTACAGCCTGTCCGATCCTTTCAGAAGTCCGTGGTTGGTTCAAAGACAAGAACCTCGAAGAAATGGGTCGTAAGTATTGGAAGAAGCGTTCATACATCTTCCAAGGTTTTGTTGTAGAAGATCCTCTCAAAGAAGATTCTACTCCGGATAATCCCGTCCGTAGATTTATCATCGGACCTCAGATCTATCAGATCATTCGTTCTGCACTGATGGATCCAGAGTTGGAAGAACTGCCAACCGATTTCCTGCGTGGTGTTGATTTCCGCATCGCAAAGACCAGCAAGGGCGGATTCGCAGACTATTCTACTTCCAAGTGGAGCCGTCGTGAAAGATCTTTAACTGATCAAGAGAAAGCAGCCATCGATCAATATGGCCTGTTTAATCTATCGGATTTCCTTCCTAAGAAGCCAACCGATGTCGAGCTGAAAGTAATGAAAGAGATGTTCGAAGCATCAGTCGACGGCGAAGCCTACGATATGGATCGTTGGGGTCAATATTTCAAACCTGCAGGAATGGGTTCGGCCACCGGAGATCCTAACAAGACGGTAGCGAAACCAACGAT